ACAGCGTTCTGACCGAGGTCGGATCGGAAATATTCGTGGCATACAGAACGCCGTCCATATGATTGGACGTTTCACTCTGCCATTCAGTCAACGGGATGTATTCAGCCGGAACAGATGCGTAGTTTACGAGCAAATCATAAATTATATCAGCAATATCATTGCCGGTATAACGCAGAACGATTTGAACACGTTCGGCCGCGTCGTGTGCTTCAGCAACTGTGCCCAATTGACCACGCGTTATTGTGAGAGTATCGGAAACGCGGGTGAATCCGACGATTTCTTTCCCACCAATGCAAACATATCCCGTCGCAGGATACTCCAAATCACCTATGCCCGTGGGCGAAAGGTAAGCCGTCGTCGCGCTAATCGTGATGGAACCAGATAGCGAACCATCGGAGATACTAGGCGCTTGCGCCCTGTCGTCGTCCGCATACTTCAACGGATCTTTTGCCGTTATAGTATATGTGGCGTCCGCTAATGGCCCATTGCACGAATCAATGACGTAATATCTGACCTCCATATCGGCGAGGGCTTGTTCGGCCGTCCCTCGATAGATGCGCAGGGCCCGGCCGCGCAGCTTGTTTCCATAGCGGGCGCGCCACTTGCCAAAAAACGAACCATCAGTATAGGCCTCGCTGGCGAAAACGTGCCTGTGATCACGGAACGTAATCTTCAGGCTGGCGCGCTGGCCAAGGTTTTCGCCAAGCGAGATTCGTTGCGGCGTGAACGATATGGAATCGATTGAGGGGATTGCTTCGATGGTGTTCGATAGATAGGCCGTCGCGATTGCAAAACGGTATGTCTCGAGACTCTCGGGGGAGTCCGCGACGAATGAGGGGACATCGATTTCAACGTAAGTAACAGCCCGCGTCATATGACGCCCTCAACATTTAGCGATATGGACATCAGGCCGTTGGCTGAGGCGTTGTTCGGCGCCGGGTCATCTGTCAGCCACGCATAGCCGGACTCGAGCGGATATGTCCCAGGACGCCACGCAAAGAAAAACGGCGTCTCCACGGCGCTCTGAATGAAGGGCCAGAGTGAGGCGCGGAACCAGTCGGGCGTCATGTGATTGATTGTGATAGTTGTCAGGTTCCGTTCCGACAGAACGATACGCCCGAGGAACGCGCCGTTTACGCTGCGATGGTTCGCGATCGTGGCGCGCCTGTGATAATTGATCGGTGAATGACCCACGTATATGCGGCGCTGCAGCATCAGAAGCAGACCAACATAGAGAACCGCACACTGCGGCGTGACGCCCGCGACACCCGACTGTGATATGTGCAGCCGTACGGCGTAATAGGAGGCCGGGTTCCAGCGGAAAATAATTGGTCCGTCATCAGCCGGAATCATAGGGCCCGCCAGTTCGACCCAATCAGCTGGTGACGCCGGTTCGGCTGTCACGCCCTCCACCGTCAACGTTGCCTGCGCCGTCCCGAAGTTGTGCGCGGCGACTGCCAGGTAATCGACGTCATCTGATGACCCGGTCGTGACAGTCAGATATTCGTCACTGCTCGGTGAGCCGGCGCCGGAACGCCAATATAGATGCGTCGCGGGATTGGCGAGCAGTGTTGCCGGGTGTCCCGTTTCCTCAGTCGTCGCGGTGATGTTCGCCGACGTGACGATGTTGCGATAACCGACAATCGGCGAGTCGGTATTGTAACCATCCGCGCCCGGAAGAACGACCAGCCCTGAGGCGACGACAACCCCCGTCATACCACCACCACCTGTCCGCCATCTTTTTGAAACGCGATCAGCTGCGCCGCCAATTCGCGCACAACCTCGCCTGAGAACATCTGCCCGGCGTTTATGCCGCGGACAGTCAGCAACTGTGGCGCGCTTGCTGGCCCTCCCGCGCCTCCACCTCCACCACCGGAATCAGCTGCGGCCGCGCCGCCCCCAACACTCCCGCTCATGCCGCTGCCGCCGCTTCCCTGGCTGTTCTTGTTCGTGTTCTTGATGTTGAGGACTTGCGCCAATCCGGCCGCCAGGGCGGCGCCGGCTGCAATAAACGAGTATGGAGGCGGATAGGTGGCCAGCGCTTTCGAGACGCCCTCATAGGTGTTCACCAGGGCTGTAGCGATGGCAATCGCCTTGTTGTTCTCAAATAGTTTCCCGAGGGAGGACATAACGTTAGAGGCTAGCCCCGCATAAGCGCTCTGCGCCGTCCACGCCGCCGCAACCTGCGCCTTGCCCATAGCCTCAGCTGAGATTTTGCCCTTTTCATAGGCCTTCTGCAGGGCGTCAAGTTGGCGCAACTCCGTTTCGCGCGGCGTCTCAATCGCCTTCGCAAGCCTGATGCCCTCATTGATTTGTTTGTTGAGTTCGGCTTTCGCTTCGGCGTCTTCTTTCTCGGCTTGAACAATTGGAGCCGTCGACTTCGGTATGCGTTGCGCCGCGTCTTCAATATGGGCTGACCAACCATCCATGATGGCTTTCGCCGACGTCTGGGCCTGTGAACCGATGCTCGAAAGCTGCGAACTCATTGCGGCCGTAGTCTCGCCGATGCGCGCCGCCAGGGCGTCATAATTCGCGGCCGCTTGCTCGGTGTTCAGCCTGCCAAGATCTATGGACATCGAGTCGGTGATTTTTTGCCCAAGGCCTGCACCCGTTATGGCGTCAGTCACACCCGCGGCTTTGGCGAGCCCTGCAACGATTGTGTTAACAACGCCTTCCATTCCAATCGCGGCCTGATTGATCAGGTCTTTCATGGCGACTTCAAGCGCCAAGGGGAGCAGGGCGAACGCATCGGACGCGATCTTCATTGACGAATTCGCAATGACGCCGATCGCCTGGAACGCATAGCCCACGTTCGATATGTCAACGCGCAGCATGCGAATTGCTTCGATTATGTCATTGGATACAATATCAACAATCTTAAAATCTTTTGCGAACGCGACGGCTTGAGCGCTCAAGTCTGCCAGGGCTGGCAACACTTCCGCCGCAACCTTGTTCCAAACACCCTGCAGCGCCATGGATAAGATGTTCACGTTATCCGACAATTTTGACGCCGCCTGCGCGGACTCGGTCGTCATGACCGCGCCAAAGATCCTGGCGTTTTCCGTGGCTTCCTTGAGTTTCTCAGAACCCTGCGTCAGCATCGGAATCAGTTCGGCCCCAGACGAACCAAACAGTTTCGTCGCGAATTCAGTTCGCTCGATAGTGTTTTTGAAGTCGGCGAATTTGTCGGAAACATTCCCCAGGACGTCGCCAATGCTACGTAGGTTGCCGTCGTCGTCCGTTACCGAAACACCAATGGAATCCAGGGCTTTCTTCAAATCCTCCGAGTCGCCCTTAGCAACCTGACTCATGTTCTTGCGAAGTTCCTCAAGACCACTTGTCAGACTGTCGAGTTTGACACCCGACGACTCCGCGGCGAACCCGAACGCCGACAGTTTTTCTGCGGGCATATCGAGTTTTTCAGCCGATTTGCCCAATGCGTCGATTCGATCAATGGCCTCCTTCGTGGCCATGATCGGGAGGCTGGCCACGAACACGGCGAACGCCGCCTCAGCAACCTTACCCCAGGTGTGCAGTGTGTCGGATAGCCCTTCAAATTTATCCGACAGCTTACCTACGGACTCTTCGACTTTGCGGGCGCCGCGTTCAAACTCGCCCGCGTTCATCGCCAGGGTGACGCGCAACGCCCCAATCTCTGCATCAGCCATCGCGCCCGCTCCCGTAGGTTTCTTCGTAAATTTCGCGCACTTCGGCTCCCGTCATGCCGTTGCCATACACAGTCACGTCATGACGGGCGTCAACCATCAGCCAAAATTCCTGTGGTGTCATCCCCCAGAACTCAGAGGGCGCGAGCCCCCACGTCACCGCCGCTTTAAACGCGATTTCGACGGATGCACCGCGCCCCCTGATTTTTTTACGGCCGACTCCGCTTCCACCTCCGTAACGTCATGGACGGTCGGGGGAACCATCATCATCAGCAACATGGTCACGGCCTGTTGCGCCGCCTGCGCGTCGGGCCCGCCCCCGAACATGCCAGCATAGACCTCCTCTGCGGTCACAGTCCCGCCAGCGAATCGGATCACTGCGGCGAATGCATTGGAGATTTTAGCCAGCGGAACGCCCCCCGACTTGAAAGACTTTTGCAACTCGAACATGGTGCAATGGTCTTCAATAACAGCGAGGGCTTTCATGACTTGGTTTGCTGGGATGACATATGGCTTGCCATCCCAACTAAGCGTTACAGGTTCAAACTTCATGGCGTAAGGGTCACGGTTCCGTTGGACTGCAACGACGCCTGAAAGGTCGTTGCTTCCTGATAGGGTTCAGTTTCAGAATACGAGACGAGATGAAACGTCCCAACGATGGTTGCGCCGCTGGGATATTCGAGACGGACGGGCTGTGAATACTGACCAGCGAACCAAGCATCACGAATCCGGGTGTCTTTTGTCACACCGGATACTGTGACATTGACGGCTTTGACGCCGACGACATTGTCGAGAAGCGTACGAACGCCTAGATCTTCGTCCGACGTAATGTCGACGGGTTCGCCGTTGCACTCAAGCCCCTTTTCACGAACGCCCGCAATTTCATCAGCTGGTGAATCACCGCCAAAGAAAAATCTGCATTGCCGTCCTACACGTGCAGCCATTGTCATCACTCCGCAATTATTATGTAATCCTGACTCACACGGTGTTCATAGGATAGTGGGCCCTCCCGCATATCCTGCTCTGAATCCAGTGTTACACTACGAAATGTAACGCCGCTGACCGCCTGGTCAACAGCGGAATTCATGCGCGTCATGACGGCCTTGGCTGTCGTCTTTGCCGTGGCATAGCTCGAGGCGTACACGTCAACCTGTATGCGGCAGTTCGTGAGGCCTGTTTCGCCATCGTCAGCGTATGTCATCCCACCCGAAATACGCTGCAGACAAACGGCCGTGGACTGATCGCCCTGCGGGCGCGCGATCGCGTGGACGGCCGCTGTTATGCTAGCGTCGGCCTCGAGCCAATCAATCATGCTCCGTTCAACGCCCACG